TTGGCCCAAAGTTATGCAAACCTTGAGCTAACTGAACCTTAAAGCTGGTAGTAGCCGTTTGGTATAAAGACATCAGTTGACCGCCTGTCTAAACTGCGGAGTGCGGTAAGCATCCTGACGCTCCAAGCCATCGCCCAGACGTTTAGCCAATGCAAGAGCTTCAACAAACTTCTGGTTGTACAGAGTCATCATGTCGGTCTCACCCTTCATAAAGGTATAAGCCTCGACCAAGGAAGCATACAGTAGCACAGTATCAAAATTGTCCCCAAGCCAGCTCGTACCAGTGGGGTTAAGAACGGTGTCAGAGATAGATACAGGGTAATAGTAATAATGCAACTCAGCGTTATAGTTAGCATCTGGAGTTGGGCCCAAAATAAACGTCAGCTCATTGGTAATGGTAGCCCCTGAAGTAGTAGGCCCAAAAAGAGCGTAATACTGAGGTGTTCCTGTAGAGGTGGGTGTTGGGTATGCTTGCCTGATAAAGTTAACATCTTTATTCAGTAGAAATAAATACTCGCCTTGGAACGTAATTGACCCAGATACCGTACCGCTATTGACCACAGACAAAGTAATGGTCAAGGTAGAAATGGCCAGCACATACGCGCCTGTACCAATACCTGTGCCAGTTACATACTGGCCTACAACAATACCTGATGCGCTAGATACCGTGATGGTAGCAGCACCTGCTGTACCTGTGGCTGTAGGAGCGCTTGCAGGAGCCGTGTAAATGGCCAAAGAATATGTAGACAAGTAATCACTAGGACTGCTCAAATACTTATTGCCCGCAGTCAAAACACCTGTGACATTCTTGCGCAAAAACGGAAACTGAATAGAGTTATAAATACGCTGTTCAGCTTGTTTAACAAAGACAGGCAAATTAGATATGAAAGTTGTTTCATAGTTTTGAGTGTAGTCCTCAATTGCCGTTTTTAACGCAGTGTAGTCCATGCCGTACCTTTAGGCCATAGGCCCACGGGCCATCAAACCTTTAGTTGCTGCACCTGTACCACGCACTTTGATGCCTGATGTTTTAACACCGGGATATTCATTGCTGTGGGTATTGGCAACAGACACGTTGGCGTCTTTCATGTACTTCTTGTTGCTTGGGCCAGTGGTCTCACTGATGCCCACTTTTTTACCGCTCATGGTGTGAGGGGCAGCATAAGCAGACGCAGGTAAATTGTTGATCTTAGCCATTATCGACCCCTTCCGGTATTGCGTTGATTGGCTGCACGAGCCATGTTGCGACCAATTGTCATCATTGCTTTACTTGTAACACCACCAGCGGCAAGCTTAAGTTTAGTACCTTTACCGCCTTTATGCTCTTGCGAATCGTGCTGTTTAAAAGCCTTCTTGATGAGGGCTTTGTCTTGTTTCATGTCTTCTTTGTCCATCATTAACTCCTACGTTGTAACTATCGTAACTGTACCAACTTGCACCTCTGGCATCAAGTAATTTGGTGTTAAAACCGCATCAAAACTACTTGCCCCACCCACAGGGTTCCAGCCCCATTGAAATACTCGACTGCCTTCACCTTGCGTTCCAGTACTTGTAAGTCCAGAAGCAACGTAACTCAAATCTGGTCTTGGGTTCCTGACCGCCTGTGGATCATCAACTGGATACATACCCAGTTGCAACTGTGGTTGATCTGGATCCCAACACTGAGGACATACCAAGAGATTGTAAACCTTTGTCTTGATAATCTCTCTTTTAAGTTCCTTTAACTTATAACGAAAGCCACATCGATCACACTCCGCAATCGCATTCTTGCCGGAGGAAAACCTATTGGCCATTAAGAGCCACCACCAATGTACATCTGTCTAGGCACAAACCTGACAGCCGCTTTCTCTTGATCCTCCTGCGCCGCATTGTTCCAAGCCTCGTCATACTGAGACTTTAAAACCGTCAAACGCTCCAAACCATTGGGTACTTTAAGCGCAATGTAGTAAGCCAAGCCAGCGGCTAGGCAAGGAATGAACCTGAACGGCACATCCATCGTATTTACACCGCCTCCAGCGTCTTGTAAGCGGCGCATACGCCAGTAAACCAACTGGTAGGACTGTGACCCATCAGGAGTTGGCCAAACGGTTACGCTTTGCTTTTGAGAGTAGTAAATAAGATCGCCAACACTGTGTACAGCGGCTGTTGTATTGCTTTGACCACGTACACAATTCAAAAGATACGCAGGCGCAGTAGATGTGGCCGCTTGATACTCGTTAAATGCTATCAATTCAGTCCCAATTTTGATAAAACCTGCGTTGGGCACGTTGACCAAGGAGGTAATTGGGATAGAAGTGGTTGTTGTGGTGATTGCCGCTTGCAAAGTGCCGGGCAAAAGGGATTCTTGTGCAGATAAACGCTGAATCCATATCTGTATGGGGCGTCCCTGCGTTAATTTGTTGGGGATTGTGGCATAAGTAGAAACACTGATACGCGTAATGGTCAAATCTGCCTGATTACTGGTGTTGTTTGCGTTGGTTCTGATGACGTGTTCCAACAAATCTACCGTATCGTCAGGTAAAGCATAGGTTGGCTGGCCTTGAACAAGCGGAATCATGTCTTGCTCAAACGTCCACATGTTGACGCCACGGTTTGCCCAATCAGCAAACATCAAATTCATCGAGCGGCGTGCAGTTCTAAGGTCATAACCAGTACGCATTTCAGAACCAGCACGTTCAAACGCCTCTTCCACCATCTCAGAAAGGTCAAGATTGAAAGCAGAGACGCTTGAAGTGGTCATTATCTAAATCCTGCCGTTTTCTTTGCAATTGTTTTAGGTTGCGCTACAAATTGTTTTCCTGCTGCTTTCCCCGCACGCTTTGCACGGGTAGTTGCCGCATACTCTGCTGGTGATAAAGACTTAATAGCCGCAGATGGGAGATACCTTTCACCTGTTTTACTAGATGGCTTTCCACTCTTGGTACGCCATTTCTGGTCGCCCCAATCCTTGAGAGATTGCTGCGGTGCTTTCAATCTCTATATCCTCCACCTGCTGCCTTGTACTTTTTAGCTACAAGTTGAGCTTTTCTCGCGCTCCATTGACCTGCGCCTGTACCTTGTGTAGCGGCGGCTTTTACCTGAGACACAATCCGCTTACGCAGACTTGGTTTGGTGTAATTGCCCGCCGCATTCACTTTACCGCCTTCAGCGTACTGTTTGAAGTCCGTGTCATCACGGCGCTTTTTAGTTACCGCTTTAGGCATTTTGGAAGGGAGAATATCTCCCATACCGCGTGAGGCCATCATGGTTTAACAGGCTTTGCCGCCCATGTTCATCTTCTTGGTCATGCCACCTTTTTTCATGCCAAGAGGCGTGCTACCAGACATTTTAATCATGGTACCTTTGGTTTTGCCTTTAGTAGCAACACCATCTTTGCTAGGAGCCGCAGTCTTTACTGAGCCCATTTTGGCTTCGGTCATTCCACCACCAGCCATTTTACTCATGCCTTTTTTCTTAGCCATCATTGCCATGAAGCCGGGGTTCATTTTAGAAGCCATAGTATCACCACCTTTTGAGAATTTTTTGCCTTTATCGGCGTTGCTGAAATCTTGTCCCACGGATTGCGGAACTCCTACCTTCTTTGCAAAAGCTTTGTTATGTGCGATTGCTTCCATAAAACGATGCTGTTTGCCACTTGTGCTAGGCATCAGGTTTTCTCCAAGCCTTGACCGTATCGGTTTCCCATATACGCAAGCACAGCCACACGATGGTCAATACACCACCAACAAGCCCCACCACAGGCGGGAACCACTCCATGAACCCACCTAGTCCTACGACTACTGCGGCTCCATCAGCCATTACTTTTACATCATGGTTGTTCATTACATGTACCTACCTTTGGTATGACCTTTTTGAGCTATTCCATCTGCACGTTTGGAAGCAGAAGCTCTGCCCCCTTTGGCAAAACCAACCGCTGAACGAATTTTATCCATGGTAGAAGGTGGTTTACCTTTACGACTTTCGCGCAACATCTCCGCATCTGCCTCATCAAGCGCTTTACCCGCTCCTTCAATATCTACCGCTTTACCCTCTTTAATAGGAGAGTAAGTTTCCAAATTAATGTAATCGCTTGTTGGCGTTTTTTTGCCCGTTTTCATGGTGTCTGTAACAGTTTTGTTATAGGCATTCACTGCACGGATTTCATTTTTAGTGGCTTCGCGTCCATCTAATTTAGGCATTTTGTGCTCCTAACACTTCCAAGCCCGAAGGCTTTTATTGATCCTTGAATTTGGATCATTTGCAGTTTTGGGGGATGTCAATTTTGCTTTCATCCCTGACATTCTTGCGCAGAAAGACTTCTTCCTTGACCCGCCCTCGGGTTGAGGAGGCTTTAAATTCATCCCCTCCTTCTTTGCGGATGCCCGACCCTTGGCGTTTAAGCCTCCGTTCGGATTCTTCCCTTCTTTGCGTTGCCATGCTGGTGACTTAGCCATAGAACACCGTTGCAGCAATGTTGGTTGGAACGCCACAATAGATGCCGTCGTTGGCCAAAATACCTTCGCCGGG